CTGGAATTCCTGTTCCAGTAATACTATGAAGTGTCGTTCCGTTTATATTTGTTGTGGTAATATTAGTAACTGATTTAGAACCACTAGTTGTAGTTCCTGTAACAGTAAATTGTCCAGAAATTGTTTTAAAGGTTCCATTATATCCAGCAGTTGTTACTCCTGTAATTTGTACTAATTCTCCTACTTCAACTCCATGTGGCTCTTTAGTCTCAACAGTTGCAACAGTACCTATTCTTGTAATCGATTCTAAATCTATGGTTAGTGGTGTTTTGTGACCTACATGATGACCACGTTTCAGAGTACCAGTACCATGATCTGTAGTACCCTTCATTTCAATTTGACCTAATAGAGTAGTACCATCATCTGCTGTTCCAAGTCTCCTACCAAAAACAGTAGTGATGACTGCCTCAAAGAGACTTGCAAGTTCTGGAGTTCCAGTAGTAATACCTGAAACTGGAACAGTAAGTTTCATTGAAACTTTATTGGTAATACTAACCTCACCAAACATTGCGAAACCAGCTGGGTGAACAGACTTCTTAATCTCTGCTCTCCAATCTTTAATTGCAGCACCAACACGAACAACGTATGAAAAATCTTGATAATAGTATGAGTCCTGAATCTTCATCAAAGATTCACCAATCTTACCTTTATCATTATTGAATGCTCCAGCAGTTGAACCGACAGTTCCAATTGTAGAAGATAATATAGATTGAGATGTTTCTGCAACTACTGCATAATTAGTTGCAGCTCCTCTTGTAAAAACTTCTCCCTTTGTATATGTTCCAGTAGTAATTTTAATCGTAAGAATTTGTCGTGTATTATCCCATGCGGTTACTACACCCACAGCATTTGAAGTAGCCCCTGTTATTGTATCTCCAACAGAAAATGCTCCAGCTACTGAAACATCAGTAGGTTCTGCTAATACAGTATTTCTTGTAACAAGAATTTTTACAGGGACAGTAATAGTTGGTGCAGTAGAATATCCAGTACCAAATTGAGAAACCTCTACGCCTGAAACAGAACCAATTCCAGAAGTTGACCACGCAATAAAAGTAGCATTAGATCCAAGAGTTGTTACGGTAGTGGGAACCATTGTAGCACCACTAGAACTTCCTGTAGTAGTGACTGCTGTGAATGTACCAACTGGACTCGCAATACTCATAAGGCCAGAAGAAACAACTGCAATAGTTCCTGTTACACCTCCTGCTTGAGTAACAGTTTCCCCAGCTGTAAAAGTCTTAGAAGAAGTAAGTGCATAGGTATTCCAACTCAATCTAAATTTAGTAGGAACAACTGTTGGAATTTTTTCATAACCAGAACCTTTACTGTTCATTACAATATTAACAATCTCATCCTTTTCAGCATCTATACTAGAACCATAATAACCATAAGCTAAATCATGCGGCCCATCATCTGGTTGATCTCCTAAATTTACAAACGTATCTGTTTCTAATTGTATTTGAGCACCTGAATATGAATCTGTAGATTCTGTGGCATCTTCAAATATTATATGTTCTGTAACTGCCATTCCATATGTAGCAATATCTCCAGATTCAGGTGCGACTGCACCACCAATATTAGAAACTTTTGCTGAAGCACCCGACCCTTCTGTATTGGTATTATTAAAATATAAATAATCTCCTATTGCATAACCTGTGCCTGGATTATCAATAACTACTTGATCCACTTCACCTGAACCAACATCTATAATAGAAACTACTGCATCTTTACCAATTGAACTTGTAACTGTTACAGCATCTTCAACAGTATATGCAGAGGCACCAGAAGTTACAGATGCACCTGTAAGTATAGATTGAATAGTTCCAGAAATTGCTACATCAGCATTAGTATTATCAACTCCTGTAATTTCTGCACCTTTAATAAATGTACCAATTATAGAATCTACATTTAGAACTAATTGATAAACTGTTGTTTCCCCTTCTTGTAATTGAAGTACAGATTCTACAGTAGCTGTAGCTGTAGTTGCATCTAGAGCAACATTTACAGTTTGGGTAATAATTTGTCCAACTAAATTATTTGGGGAATTTGCAGTTGCGACAACTCTGATGACTGTATCAGTTGACCAATCACCAGCAGAAACTTTAAGGAGATTGTCTGTGGGGTAAAATAGTTCTGGTGTTTCACCGAACATTAATCTAAAGAATATTTCATGACCTTTCTTTGTACCTTTTGCTCGGTACAAGTCACGGATACTCTTTACTAATTTTCTTTTGGAAATTCCTGTCGCTAAGGTATTAGGAACAGCTGTTAGATAGGTATTTCTAAATTGGTCAAAGAAATCAGTAATGGTTTTATCAACATCAACATACTCTAATAGTTGTTGAATATTCTGTACTGGATTTCCTTGATACTTGGAAATGGTTGCGGTTGCATCTGAAGTACTACCAATAATTACTTCACCTACTTGTAGATGTCTATTAGTTTCAACATAAAGAAAACCACTTACATTATCTTCTGAAAGAATTTCAGCGACAGCACCAGAGGTTTGACCAGTAACATTCTCTCCCTTTATGAAAGCACCATATTGTGAATCTTCAAAAACAAACTTAGTTCCATCCTCATTGAGCATGAAGTTCTCTGTCAGTTTATTTTCTAAAAGGAATTGGTCTGAGAGTTGAACATTAGTGAGGGTAATCTTTGAGGCCTCCATGAACTGATAGTACAGTCTTAGGAAGTCCACAAAGACAGGATGATCTGCCTTTACGAATTCAGGAAATTTATCTTCTATAAAAGATGAAATCTTTTCATCTAAAAACGTAGTCGCCATATTACGATGTAGTGTAATTACTTCCTACGGAAGCAGTTGAACTAGATGTGGTATATCCTACACCAGCGGTTGTACTACCAGCTGCAAACTCATCAACTTCAGCAGTCACCGATGTTGCAACAGTATCTATTTCTATAACTTGTTGCCTTACAGGAATGATGTCATTTGAATCTGGTTTAATAGTTACATCTATTGTATTATTAGTATTAGATGTAGAGGTAATATTGAATGAAGTTAAAACTACCTGTCCTGTATTATAATTAATAGTTCCAGCTTCTGCATTTGTAATAGTCTTAGTAGTTCCACCTAAAAGGTAAAAAGTTCTGACATTACCATTACCATCATCATCTATAAATTGTTCATTAATATTTCCAGACAAATAGAAACCAGTAGATTCCACAACTGTTTGTGACCAACCTATTGATGGATGATATGCTGCATTATTATAACTAATAGTATATTTGGTTACTGCTGTCAATGTTGGTGTAATAATTCTTTTCAGTTTCATTGTTGCAGTACTGGACAAAATAGAAGTATCAGTATCATCAATATTTCTTAAAAGATTGGAATGTCTGAATACACTATCGAACTTCTGTAGGTTATTTGTATTGAATGAACTTACTGTTGTTTCAACCAAAGCCTTAATATCTGATTTAGTTTTTTCTGTCAAGGTAGAATTATATTTAGCGGTTATACCCATAACCAAATACAAGATTTCAGGATCAACTATTACTGGTGTGATTGAAGCTACATTGTAATTTTTCAAACTAGAAATAATTGAATTTTTAGTTGTATTGGTTAGGGTTGTTCCAGTATTGGGATTAATGGCAATATATACTCTTCCATAAATTGGGGGATCATTATCTTCTCCACCCCAACATTGAATAGACTTGATATTGGAATATACTGAAGGTACTATTGCTTTGTAATCATCTGGTGTTACTGCTCGACCCTGTGATGCATACTTCAATGGTGCATTAAACTTAATAGAGTCAACACTTTCTGAATCACCTCCACCAGAAGAACTAGCTGATGCTAAGGCGGTAACATTAGAATATCCACCAACTGTTGAGGATGGGGTAAATGCACTTGCCCCATCAGCAGTACTTCCACTAGTTACAACATAATCTAGAATAACTATATTACCATCAATAGGTTTTTTACCTATAACTCCATCACCAAAATATACTTCAAACTTTCCATCTTCTACTTCTTGTAAAAAGTATTTTAGGGATGTATCATTAAGTGTAGCATAGTCTGTATTCAAAGTATAAACTTCTGTAGTAATATCACTTGATGATGTCTGTACAGATACAATAACAGTACTAGTATCTACAGTTGCAGATGGTATCACAAATTGTTGTTCTAAGTTTGAAGAGTTTACAGTATATGTATATCTAACTCTTGTACCTTCATAAATTGAAATCTCACTAAACACAAATGTTCCAGTAGTGGAAGTTGCTGTGTGATCTCCAATCGTTACAAATTGATAACTTGTATCATTAACTGAAGTAGTGAAGATTGTTCCTGCAGCCATAACTAAAGATGCTTGGGAAGTTGGAACACCTGTAACAGTAATGTCAACAATTGCAGTTGAGGCTTTAGCTGATGATGGTAAATAACCTAATGACTTTGCATGAGAAACGGCACTTGCTCTAGTCAATGCGGTATCTATAAACATTTCGTTTGCAAGCATATTTGCATGAAAGGCAAGATAGTGTGTATTGTATGCCAAGAGATCCATTAGAACCGACATACCAGACCCTTCAAAATTGTAGTCTGTGAATTGTGTTTGTTGTGAAAGAAAAGATTTAAAGTTAGACTTGACTGTATCAAAATCTAAATCAGTAATTTCTATCTTTCCTTTTGAATTTGTAGCCATGTTATCGTACCGCTTCTAAAAGTGTTTGAAATTCTATAAGTTCTGTTGGTAAATTTTCTACATAAAAATAAATCCTAACATCATATGTGTTTGTATCTGGAACAGGATAACACTCTACATTTTCTACTCTGGCTCTTGGTTCATAATTAGAAATCATTTCTTCTATTGTCCTTGATAACTGATTTCCAGTTATAGGCCCAAAGTTTT